GCTTTAGATGCTTCTAAGGCAATTGCAACTGGTGACGTTTTCCGTGTTGCCTCTGGTTCATTGAGCGTTACTTTGGCGTGATATGGCTGACCTGCTCCCACCGTGGACAATTGACAGCCTAGATAATCTCAAGGCTAGTCTTGATGACTTAACCCTGTCTTTGGACAGTGCGTTATACACAACTTCTGTCACTCGGTGGGATGCTTCAGGCTCTGTAAATGCTGCCGCATCAGTTTCTGCAAGCGGTCAAAGAATACAGATTGCATCTGCTTCTATAACTTGTAGTGCTACTGTTTCTGCAAATGGTGGCTTGGTTGTAGGTGGCTCTGCGGCAATCTCAGCTTCAGCAACAGTTTCCTCAGATTCAATCAGGGTTCGTCTAGCTGACGCTTCAATCTCTGCTGATGCAGACTTTTCTGCCTTGGGTGGCATAACTGCTAATGCAAGTGCAGCTGTTGAATGTGATGCAACTTTTGAGGCTAATGCCTATGCGGTACTTGACTTCACTGGCAATATTTCCTGCGCTTCTATTGTTGTTTGTGATGGGCATCGTCTGGGTGATAATTGGTCTGACGTTACCGATACTTCAAACGATTGGGATGATGTATCGCCAAACACGAACACTTGGACACAAGTAAGCGCAAACACAAATGATTGGTCTGATGGCTCTGCAAGCTCAAACACTTGGACAACGCCATCTGCTAGTTCAAACACATGGTTAAGACAGGGATAGTATGCCAACACAAAGAGTAGCATTAGGTGAGTGGTTGCCAGATCAACCTGGTATGGTTGGCGGCATCACTGTTGCAAAAAATTGCTATCCAACTTCAACAGGCTATGCGCCTTTCCCATCAGAAGCTGATTTCTCTGCTGCTGCCGCTGAAAACCTGACTTCTCTTGTTTATGCAAAAGATCAATCTGGCACTGCTAAGTTATTTGCAGCAGGCGTAAGCAAGATTTATTCTGTTGACTCTGTTGGTGTATTGACAGACGTTTGGTACACAGCGGGGACTTACGCACAAAGCGGAACAACCACTTTGACAGTCACAGCGGTAGATCATGGCTGGAAAACTGGTGATTCTGTTTACCTAAACTTCACAAGTGGAACAGCAACAGACGGTCAATTTACTGTTACCAAGCTGACAGCAGACACTTTCACGGTTACGACAACATCTGCAACGACAACAGGAAACGTAAGAATATCGTCAACTGCAAGCGGTTACGACACTCTTTCTGGAAACATTTTCCGTTTTACAAAGTTCGGCAATCGAATCATTGGAACGAACTTTACTGAGCGTTTGCAGTCTTACGTTGCTGACGCAAGTAACTCGTTTAAGAACCTGTCAGACGATGCGCCTGTTGCCAAGTTCATTACAGTGGTGCGTGACTTTGTTGTTTGCGCTCATATTGATGCTGGAAACATCTTACCGTATCGAGTTCAATGGTCTGGTTTTAATGATGAAACAACTTGGGCATCAAGTCAAATCACTCAGGCTGATTTCCAAGATATTGTCGATGGTGGGCATATCACTGGCATCAGAGGTGGAGAGTATGGCCTAATCCTGATGGAGAAGGCAATCCACCGCATGGTGTACGTTGGCACGCCTTACGTTTTCCAGTTTGACAACATCAGCCGTGGCAAAGGTTGCATTGCTCCTGGATCTGTTTGTCAGTATGAAGGACTTACGTTCTTTTTGTCTGACGATGGTTTCTATATGTGCGATGGTCAACAAGTCATGCCAATCGGCGCTGAAAAGGTTGATCGGTTCTTTTTTAATGATGCTGACCTAGATTTGTCAACTATGTCATCGGCTGCTGACCCTGTTCGCAAGCTGGTGATGTGGAACTACAAAGACAGGTTTGCAAATCGTAAACTGATTGTTTACAGCATCATTACAAAAAAATGGTCGTACATGGATGCGACTTCTGATTACATTTCAGACGCTTCTACTGCTTCTGTGACGTTGGAGCAATTGGACTCTGTAAGTACATCTCTTGATGCTTTGACAGTTCCACTTGATTCAGCCTTGTACTTTGGCGGAAAGTTCTTTCTTGGCGGTACAGACGGAACAAAGATTGTGACCTTTAACGGATTGCCTAAAACGGCTGTTATTGAGACAGGCGATATTGGAACTGGCGGTATGTCATTGGTAACTTTGGCTAGACCACAAGTTGATAATGGCTCTGCTACTGTTGCAATCGCTTCTCGTAGTCTGCTGAATCAAGGTGTTGACTTTGGTAGCGACAAGGTTACAGACACAGACAACAGGGTTTCTATAAGAAGCTCAGGCCGTTACCATCGCTTGCGAGTTAAACCAACTGGTGACAACTGGAGTATGGCTGTCGCTGTTGATGTTGACGTTAACCCAATGGGGGCGCGTTAATGTTTCGGATTCTTCCCCCGTTTGGCGGCAATCCTAGACAAGTTGCTGAAGTCGTAAACATGATGATGTTGGGTAAAACCAACAACACAGGGATTGTGACTTTGGCGACAGGTAACGCAACAGAGACAACAATTACAGACTTCAGGATTGGAGCTGAATCAAAGATTATTTTGGTTCCTTATTCTGCTGCTGCGTTTGCAGATTCTTTGCCTTACGGTGAATTTACAAATAACAACGACCAAACAGCCGCTTCTACTGGAACGTCTGCCGTTGTTGAGTTTGATCAGACTGAGTACAGCAGTGGTGTTTACCTAGCTGATACAACCAAGATTTACGTCAGAAACGCTGGAACGTATAACGTACAGTACTCATTGCAGTTGGCCAACTATGCAAATTCGCTTGAATACGCAGACGTTTGGTTTAGAAAAAACGGAACAGACATTGTAAGAAGCGGCACTCGTTTTGACCTTCAGATTCGTAAATCTGCTGGTGTTCCTAGCCATTTGGTTGGTACTGTCAATACATTTATTGATATGGCGGCTGGTGATTATGTCCAAATTGCAGGCGCTGTCTCAAGCACAGACGTAAGGCTAGAAAGCTATGCGGCTGATGGGGCAATCCCAAGGCCAGCGATTCCTGCTGTGATTCTTACAGTAAATTACGTCAATTGCTCTGCTTCAACAAACATTTATGTTAGTTCGCAAGGCAAGGCAACAGCAACACTAAAACACTTTGCAAATGCAACGGCAGACAAGAAGTATGCCTATGTAATTGTTGGATAAATGTATATAATGACTCCGTGGATGACCCGCTACGGAGTCCCTTAAAGAAAGGAACTTTCCATGGTTGATACCGTCACATCCACAAACACCACACAAATTGACCCCACAATTCAGCCGTTTCTGAGTTATGGACTCACAGAAGCTCAACGCTTGTATCAAGGTGGCGGCCCTCAATATTACACAGGTCAAACATATGTAGGCCCATCTGGTGCTACAAACACAGGCTTGCAAGCTCTGCAAAACAGAGCTGCTGCTGGTAGTCCGCTGACAGGCGCTGCTCAGAATCAGCTATACGGCACGATTCAAGGCGATTACCTTAGTGGCAATCCTTTCTTTCAGGGCGCTTTCCAGCCTGCTGCTCAAGCTGCAACAAATGCGTTTAACACAGCTATTGGTGGCGTAACTTCACAGGCTTCTAAAGCTGGTCGTTACGGCTCTGGTGCTATGGGTGCGCTTCAAGGCCAAGCTGCCACAACATTGGCAAATAGTCTTACTGGTACTGCTGGACAACTTGCATACCAAAACTATTCTGATGAACGCTCTCGCCAGCAACAGGCGACATTTGGTGCGCCTCAAATGGCTGAAGCTGATTACACTGACATTTACAAGATGTTGGGTGCTGGTCAGTTGGGTGAAGGCTATCAACAAAAAGCTCTTGATGCAGACATGGCAAAGTGGAATTACCAACAAAACTTGCCACAACAGCAATTAAATAATTATTTGAATCAAGCGTATGGTTTTCCTGCTGGTAAAGTTTCAACAACACAAACGCCTTACTACACAAATCAAACAGCAAATAATTTGGGTACTGGTTTGCTAGGTGTTCAATTGTTAAACCAAGCATCTCCTTACATTCAAAGTGGCTATAACTGGCTTTCAAACTGGGGTAGCACTCCTACTTAAGAGGTAAATATGGCATTACTAGATTCTTTCTATGGCGAAACGCCTTCTTACCTTGGCGGTCTTCTTGGTGAAGATGAACTGAAACGCCTGCAAGGTCAGGCTCAAAGCCAATCTAACCTTGGTATGGCTGCCGCCTTGCTTCGTGCTGGCGCTCCAAGTCGTACGCCTGGCGGTGGCGCTTTGGCTATTGCTGAAGGTTTGCAGGCTGGTCAACAAATGTACAAACAGGCTTTGAACCAAGGTCTGCAAGAGAAGATGGCTGCGTTGCAGCTTGGTGAACAAACTCGCAAATTGCAAGAATCTGCTCGTATGCGTGAGATGTTCCCTCAAATCTTTAAGGTTGAAGGAACACCAGATCAACAGGTGCAAGTATCGCCAGAGCAGTTGATGATGTATGGTCAGCCAACTCAAGGTGTTGTGCGTGATGATGAAGGAAACATGATGCCTGGTGGCTCTGTGATTCCTGCTCAAATGCAGACAATTCCTGGCACTCGCACAATGACGGTAGACACTAATAAATTGCAAGCACTGGCTGCAATGTCTGCTAATCCATTGGAGACTTATGCAAGTTTGGCTAAGTTAGTCCCTGATTTGCGTAAGGCTGGTTTTATTGGTGCTGGCTCTCAAGGCGATAACCCATTTAACATCTTTGTGAATGACGCTTCAGTTCCTGCGCCGCTTCGTGCTGCTGCTCAACAGTATCAAAAGAGCTATGCAAGCGGTCAACTTGACCCTGAAAAGGCTGATGAGCGTGTTCGTCAGTTGGCTCAAAGCATCCAATCATCACAGCAGTTTGCACAAACACAAGCTGGATTGGCTCAAAATCGTTCGCAAATGAATATGATTGCACAGCAAAATGCAGAAACCCGTGCTGCTGCTGAAGCTAACAAGCCAGAACAATACTCTTACGCACAAAAGAAAGAGTTTGACTCTATCAACGATGCTCGCTCAGAGGCTAAAAAGGCTGAATCTAATGCTGCCTTGGCGCTTCGTGCTGCTCCATTGCTGAATCAAGCATACGGTGGCGCTGTTGAAGCTGGTATTAAAGGCGTTGCGGGTGCTATTGGTATCGGCTCAGAAGCTAAAGATGCAAATGATCGTTTGACAACTTTGTCTCAAACTCTTGCAGTTCAAGCGCCTAAATTTGGCGGCCCAACTTCTGATGCTGATGCAAAGCGTTATGACAAGGCTGTTGGTGACTTGGCAAATCCAAAAGTCTCATTGAAAGCCAAGCAAGAAGCGTTGCAAGATATTGATTATCTTGGCAAGAAAGCTCGCGCCTATTCAGATCAATCAGAAAACTACTTCTTTGAAAATAAAAAGTCTTTGCGTGGTTTCAAATTCACACCGCCAAAAGACCCGTTTGCAGAGCAAAACGCACCTTATTAAAGGATGGACATGGAAAACCCTACAAAAGTCCAAATTGACTATCTAAAGCAGCATCCTGAAACGGCTGCTCGTTTTGATGCAAAGTTTGGCAAAGGCATGGCTGCAAAGATTCTGCCTCGTAGTACAACTGACCAATATGTTGGCGCTGTAACTCGCGGTTTGGCTGGCCCTATGCTTGGCGCTGCTATGGGCGCACCGCTTGGCCCTGTTGGTATGTTGGCTGGTTCTTTGGCTGTTCCTGCTGGTGATGCCTTGACTGCATTAGTCAATTCAATATCTTCTGGCGTTGGTAGTGACAAACGCTTGACTTCACCTTCTCAGGGTATTCAAGAGCTTTTGACTCGCGCTGGTGTTGCTCAACCTGAAACTGCTGGTCAGCGAATGGTTGAGGCTGGTGCTGGTGCTGTTGGCGGTACTGCTGCACAGTTGCCAGGGTTGATGCGAATGGCATCTACTGGTGTAACTCAAATGGGTCGTGAGATTGCTCGCCAAATGGCAGAGCGCCCTGCGGCTCAATTGGCTACTGCAATCCCTGCTGGCGCTATCGCACAACGTACTGCTGAAGTTGCACAGCCTTATCTTGGTGATACAGGCGCAATGCTTGCTGGTATGGCTGGCGGTGTAGCTGCTGGTGGCGCTTCTATGGCATCTGCTGATCGTATTAAACGAGCAATGACCAATGCAGAGCAACGTGCTGCACAAGTAGCTGCAAAGGCTCAAGGATTGGGCTTTGAAGGCGAAACTGCACTAACACCTGCACAAGCTGGAACAAGCAAGACTGCACAAGTGTTTGAGGCTGCTGCTTCTACGTTGCCAGGCTCTGCTGGTCAGTTCACACGCAGATATGCTGCACAGTCAGACATGGCTGAGAACATATTTGGCAAAATTGCTAATATGTTTGGTGGCTTGCCACAAGACCCGTCAGTTGCTTATTCTGGCGGTGCTTCCGCTGTTCGTACTGCGGCACAGCGCAACGTAGAAAAAATTGGCTCTGGCATCCGTAAGGTTGCTTCACAGTCTGACATTGATTTGGCTGATGCTCCATCGTTCCAAAATGGAATTATGAACGCTCGCAAGTTGCTTGAATCTCTGCCACCTGCAATGCGTAAAGAGCCACTGTTTGAAAGTTTTGAACAGTTCTATTTTGGCGCAAAGAATGAAGCACTAGATGCAAAAGTTGCTGCTGCACTTGAGCAAACTGGCATGGATGCAACAAATCCAAACTATCGTGCTTTTGCTGACAAGGTTCGCCAACAACTGATTGATTCTGGTGAGCCTGAGTTTTCGTTCCAAGGATATGCACAAAAAGGCACTATCCCAGGTTCTGACTACCAAGATCAGCGTCAATTGTTTGGCGACTTGGCCTACAAAAACAAAGGCACAAAGATTGGCGAGGCATTTAGGTCTTTGCGTAACGCTTTGGATGATGCCCGTGATGAGACATTTAAGGCTCAAGGTCTTGAAGATCAGGTAGATAAACTGAAAGAGCTTCGCGGTTCTTATGGCAATGCCTTAGATTTAAGTAAGCGTTTCTCAAGTGCAAATGACAAAACTGTTCTAAATACAGTTACATCTAACAAGGATGAGCTTTCAACTGTGTTGTTGCCATTGATGAACGCACAAGAAAAGCAATTGCTTGCTCAAGGTGTTTTGTCTGATATTCACACAAGTTCTTTGAACAACGCTGGTGATTTAGATATTACAAAGTTTGGCAAAAACGTCATTAAGTCTAATAAAGAAGCTCCAATGACATTTGAGCAAATTTTTGGCAAACCTGCTGCTACGCAGTTGGTTGATTTGGCTGATGTTGCTCAGACTTCGCTAAAAGCAAAAGTTCCAACTTCAGGCACTGCTGAACGCTCTGCAATGATTAACTTGTTGACTTCTGGCCCTGCTAAACTGGCTGGTATTGCTGCTGGCTCTACTGCGGTAGGTGTTCCATTAGCTGCAACTGCTGCTGGTCTTGCTGGCCCTGCAATCGCGTCTAAAGCATACTTGTCACCAAGAGTGCAAAACTTCTATGAAGGATTGAACATCACAGACCCATTGATGAACTATCTTGCAAATCCAGTTGACCCAATGTTGCGCTATGCAGCAAGTCCAAATCTGTTAAACATTATTCCAGAGCCTGAACCGTATCGCATTGATATTAACGGCGTTGGTCAATTTGAGTAATTAAAGGAAAATCATGTCAAAAACAAAGATCAGCGAATACAGCGCAACAGCTAACAGCAACACAGACGTTGGTGGCATTAACATTGACGAAGGCTGCGCTCCTTCAGGTATTAACGATGCTATCCGTACGCTGATGGCTCAGTTAAAGAATTTCCAAACTGGTACAGGTGGCGATTCATTTAACGGCCCTATCGGTTCTACAACGCCTGCTGCTGGTGCGTTTACTACGCTGTCTGCTACTGGCAACGTAACACTTGGTGATGCTTCTACTGATACGTTAAACGTAGGTAATGGCGGTCTTGTTAAAGATGCTTCTGGTAACGTAGGTATCGGTAACGCCAGTCCTACTTATAAACTTGATGTTGCAGATAATGGAACAGGTAGCGCAACAGTTGCTAGGTTTTATAGAGCAAATGGTGCTGACTTAGCATGGCTTTCTTTTGAAGTTGATCCTGATTCAAATACTGTTAAATATCGTGCAACAGGAAGCTCCAGTGCAAGCCATACATGGTATACAGGAAACGATTTGCGAATGACGCTTGATACGTCAGGCAACCTAGGCTTGGGAGTTACTCCTAGTGGTTCTTGGGGTGGCGGTAAAGCATTTGTAAACAACGCTGGATATATGCAAGCGTTTAGCTCAACAGAGCTTGATATTGGAAGTAACGCCTATTACAACGGATCACTTCATAAATATTCTGCTGACGGCTTGGCTGCTCTTTATCGTCAAAACGCTGGAACACACAAATTCTATACAGCGCCAACAGGCGTAGCAGGCAACACAGCCACCTTCACCCAAGCAATGACGCTTGATGCTAGTGGGAATTTGGGTATTGGAAATACTGCACCCGCCTCAGTTATTGATATTCAACGTTCAACTGCAACCACAAATGCTACTGGTGGTATTTTTACAATCCGAACAGGATGCAGCGGGACAGCGGCAGCAGGTCTTGGTAGTTACATAAACTTCTTGACAGAAAACAGTAACGGTACTCAGTATGAGACTGCATACATCGGTGCAGCCACAGAATCATCTACCGCTGCTGATAAAGACGGATACATCTTCTTTAGCACTGCATCAAACTCATCAAACCCAACAGAGCGTATGCGTATCGACTCCAGCGGTACGCTAGTGGTTGGTGAGACGGCTGCTTTTTCTGCGACTAGCTCAACAGCTACTGGTTTTGAGGCGCTTCAAACTGGTGAAACATTAGCTTACGCTTCTGGAGCTGCTGCTTTGGTTGTAGGCCGCCAGACAAGTGATGGAGAGCTTGTTCAGTTTAGACAAGCAGGTACTCAAGAGGGTTCTATCTCTGTATCAGGAACTACCGTTTCCTATAACGGTGGTCACTTGGCTCGTTTTGCTCAGACAATCGGCGCTAAAGATGAGTCATTGGTCAAAGGCACTGTGCTGTCAAACCTTGATGAGATGAGCGTTTACATCAATTCTGAAGGTAACCAAGTTGCAAACGAACAGTTGAACAAGGTAAAAGTTTCTGACGTTGAAGGCGATGCCAATGTTGCTGGCGTGTTCGTAAACTGGTCACACGATGACGATCACAACGTAGACGAAATCAACATGGCCATGACAGGCGATATGATTATTCGCATTGCTCAAGGTACAACTGTTCAACGTGGCGACTTGCTCATGTCTGCTGGTGACGGCACTGCCAAGCCTCAAGGCGACGACATTGTTCGTGCTAAGACAGTTGCTAAAGTAACTTCAACTTATGTCACTTGCACATACGAAGACGGTTCTTACTGTGTTCCTTGTGTGTTGATGGCTTGTTAAGGTTGAAAATGGACAATCAACAGCTATTTAACTTAGTCGTTAGCGTTGCTGGCTTCTTAGCTGTCTATACACTCAACGGCCTGACTCGAAAGATTCAGCGCCTTGAGGATGAGCTAAAGACTTTGCCGCATGACTATGTGCAAAAAGACGACTACCGCGCTGATATGCGTGATGTTAAGGAATTGCTCAAGCAAATCTTTGACAAGCTAGACGGTAAAGCAGACAAGTAATGTGGATCCAATCAGCCTTCTCATGGCAGCGCAAGCTGCTGTCGCCGCAGTCCGAAAAGGCTGTGAGATGCTCAGTGAGGGGAAGGCTGAAATCAACAAGCTCAAATCGACTGTTGAAAAAGGCATTGGTGACGCTAAAGCTATTTACAAAGAAGTCACTGGCCTTTGGTCGTGGCTTCTTGGTTTATTTGGCAAAGCACCGCCAAAGAAAACAGTTGCTATTGCTGAACCAATAAAGACTGATAACGTTGTTGAAGTTGCTGCAAAAGCAAAGCCAGCAAAGAAAGTAGAGTTGAGTTATGAGGAATACCAGACGCAAGCAATTCATCAAGTTTGTGAACAGCTAAAGGTATTTTTTGAGATCAGAAGAAATTTAAGAGCGCATTGTCTTGAGTTGGAAGAAGTCAGTAAAACAACTACAAGAATTGAAGACAGTGCGATTGACAGAGTTGAGATTGAACTTCAGTTGGAAAACATGACAGTTCAAGTCAGGGAGTCGATGGTGTATGCGCCTAAAGAGTTACGAGACATATACAGTCGTTTCCTTGAGATGTATGACCTGATTCTTGAAGAACAGGAGTTTGACAGGCAACTAAAGCGCAAGCGTGAAAGAGATGCAAAGTGGCAACGAGAACTCCTACGCAATCACAGAGTAGACAGGGCAATAATCTCGGCAACGGTTCTGCTAATGGTTCTATGGATGTGGGCGTTCATGCTGTCGCTAGGATGGCTCGTGAAGATACAAGGTGGTTCGTAGCTGGCGTAGTAGTCATGGCTATTGTCTTGTTTCTTGCTTTGCCTGTTTCTTTCCTTGTTGTCGTTGACTACATGAAGATGAGGTCAGAGATGCAGTATGAGATTCGTCAGTTAAAAAAGTTCAAGCAAGAGATTAAGGAGAAGCATGAAAAGACTATTGTTGTTAAGCCTACTGCTGACTCTGGTAGCGTGTGAAGACCGCTATCGGTACGTTTGCCAAGACCCTGACAAGTTCAATTTGCCAGAGTGTCAGAAACCACGTTGTTTGTTCACGCAAACTTGCCCTGAATATTTAGTTGCACCAATCTTGGAGAAGAAAATTGAACCAGCCCAACCAGCAGCCTCGTCTGAGCGTTGAACAGATTGAAACATTTGTCTGGGGTTTTGTTGTCATTGTTGTGACGTTAATCCTGGCATTTATCGTCTGTGCGCTTCTTTACTCAGTGACGTTCGTTGTCCAGCCAATCAAGTCAATGGCTCCTATTGACATGGCTTACACAAAGATGCTGAACGACATTGTTCTTCTAGTCGTTGGTGGCATTGGTGGCGTTATGAGCCGCAAAGGTATTCAAGCCGCATCAAGCGTCATCACGCCTAAAGGGGAAACGCCCCCAAAGCCTCTTGACCCATCGGGTGCGTTGCCTGTATGGGTCAATCCTGATCTAGATGAGTCTTGGACTCCACCACCACCGCCAACGACTCCACCAAACCATTTGGAACCAGAGCATGAGCGAGAAGAACTTGCCTTGGCTAGAGCAGGGGAACGATGATGCGCCTACCAAACCCTTGGATGATTCTGGGAGCTATCGCTGCCGCTTCTCTTGTATATTTTTACGCCCACCATGTAGGCTATGCGAAAAGAGATCAAGAGATGCAGTTGGAGATAGCCCGTCTGAACGGTGAGGCCCGTGAGAAAGAGCAGAAGCTCGCTGAAGACCTAAATCAAACATCTTCACAACTGAAAGAAGCAAACGATGTTGTCACTAAAAAACAAACTGATTTGGATGCTGCCATTCGCTCTGGTCGGGTGCGCCTCAACTCAAGTTGCGTACAAGCCGCCACAAATTCCACCACTGCCAGCGGAGATCAGCAAGCAGGAAGCGAATCTGAGCAGGCGACTCTTAGAGCTATTGCAGAACTCGCAGCAGAAGGCGACAGAGCAATCAACAAGCTCAACGCCTGCATCACGGCCTACGAGCAAGTAAGGAGCCAAATCAATGCTGACCGCTGAACACCTGGCAAAGTTGCATATTGGCCCACAATGGCTTGATGCGCTAAACGAAACTTTTGAACGCTTCTCAATCAATACGCCAAACAAACAAGCTGCTTACATTGGGCAGTGTGGGCATGAGTGCGGCAACTTTAAAGTTCTTGAGGAAAATCTGAACTATCGTGCTGCTACTTTAATGAAGCTGTGGCCTAAACGCTTTCCTACTTTAGAAGTGGCAAACTCGTATGCTGGAAATCCTAAGAAAATCGCCAACATGGTCTATGCTAGTCGTATGGGCAACCGTGACGAGTCATCTGGTGATGGGTATCGTTTTCGGGGTCGTGGGTGTATTCAGCTTACTGGTCATGCTAACTATTTTCATGCTGGTAAGGCATTGGGCGTTGATTTTGTTATGGAGCCTGACTTGGTGGCTACTCCAAAGTTTGCAGCCTTAACCGCTGGATGGTTCTGGTCAACTCACGGCTGTAACGACATTGCAGACCGTAGTGATTGGACTTTGCTAACCAAGCGCATTAACGGTGGCACGATTGGCCTTGAAGACCGCATTAAGCACATAAATCACGCATTAGAGGTGATTCAGTCTTGAGCGGCTAACAAAGCAAGAATAAACGCAAACACGGAAAAGAATACGACAGCGCCAAGCGTCAAAATCGCTACGATGATGGTGATGTTATCCATGTTTGTGTTCCCTTGCTTCTGCTAGTGTTTGAAAATACTCGTCACAGCGTTTGCAACGCCAAAGCCTTTGTTCTTTGACTCTTGCAACGCGCTGCTCACGGTCAAGCCACCCAATCGTTAGGTAAGAGTCGCCCCGATAGCTTGTCACGCTTTCGAGATGTGATGGCAATTTTCGATCTGTTTTCATTTAAAAAGCTGTCAAGCGTTGGAGCTTTCTTTTGGCGTTTCTTCTCCGCTTTCGGCTCCATCTTGGGCCAAGGTGCGTTCGGAGCTAGTATTGTCTTGTACTGGTTCATGTTTTTTCCCAAATGTTTTTTCCCAATTGTTCTTGAATGTTTCTTGGTCAATGTCAAACGTTCTTGGTGCGCTGCCTTTTCCGCTCATTTTTCCCTCGCTTTCAGCATTGCATCTGCCATTTCGTATGCTTGCCGTGCCCGTGTTTCGTTGTCATACGCTGGTGGCTGATTTGCAGCACCACCAACTTGCATCGCCTTGGCAGCAAAGTAGTCGCGCAGTGTCATGCCAGCAGTTTCTGGTGGTATGTATCCTGTAATTTCATTTTGATGAAAAACTGGAAAAGCTGGCCCACCTGTTTGTTTATCCGTCATTTTTCTACCTTACTAATTGAAGCGTTTTTGTAAAGAACAAAGCAAGCCGCTACAAATGCAATGGTTCCGCAAATGTATTGAACTGCCTCTACATCCATTGAGATTGTCATGTGTAAAACTGGGTGCATCATTTAACCCCCTTTGGCATCCCTGCCCTTGAGTAAACATAGAAGTCGGTAGGCTCAAGCGAAACACGCGCCTTAGTCTTTGGAAAGTCGCTCAAAGCGCTTGTTTTTGCTCTGCCATCACTTTCGCGTGTGGCTCTAGCCATTGCCCCGTATTTCTGACCATTCAGCTTTGCGTCTGACTCTTTGCGAATCGTTGACATAAATTCTGGCATATATGTTGCAACGTAGGAAGGGCTGAAAGCGTTAATAGTCATCAAGAATCCAATCAATAAAAAGTGCAAAAAGTATGAGGCTCATAACAAGTCCTGTTGAACTGGCTTGAATTGCCATTCACGTTCTGCACGACCACTTGATGATTTGACTGTCTTACCTGTCAATTCAATCAATCCAATTTTCTCTAACTCGCTCAATCGTCTTGAGACTTGGTTAGGTTGCAAGCCAGTGCTGATTGCAATCTGATCTTTACCCATTGCTCCAAACCGCTGAAGGCCAGCAACGATCACCTCGTTGTGCATATTGGCTACATCTTTGATTGAATCAGCCGCTTGAAAAGAAGTGATTGCGTCTGTTGCTCTTGCTCTGAAAAATTTAAACATATTCGTTCCTATGCAAGTTGGCGGGGCTACTGGCTACTTCTATCAGGGCATCACTGCATGAACTAAATCACTTGGCTGTGCGTTATCTAATAGCATCCGCTTTCACCCCAAAATCAATTAAAACGGCATATCTTCATCTGGAAAGCCATCATCTGTTTTCTTAGATGGAACAAAGCCTTGTCTGCGTGCTTCTTTTTGTTCCTCTGTCAAAGGAGTAAACAAAGCCGCCCAACCGTTCCAGCCACCATCAACCAAAGGCATCTGGTCAAGTTTCAAAGACAAGCCCTTTGAAGTTTCAATCACTTTGCCGATTGTTTGGTTGCGATAAACTGTTTTGCCGTCTTTTTCATACGAGCCAGTTTTTACCACTACGTCATAAATTACTGCCATTTTTTTCTTTCAGTTCGTTAAGTTTCATAATTTTGCCAATAAGTTCACGAAGGAACTTTATGACTTCTTCTTCAAGCATTTGAATGTAAGCATCATCACGAGGTACACGCTTTACAAACAACTGAAGTTCTTGTGGCAACCTTGGGTCAAAAGATACAAAGTCACACCATTTGCGACCAGTACAAGCCATTTGCCATTGCATTTGGATGTTGTATTTGCTTGGAACTGTTTGGCTCAATATCGTATCAATATGAGTTGCCGTATTTGGGCATTTGATTTCCAAAAGACCCTCATCTCCAACAAGACCATCAGGTGAAGCGCCAGCCGCCTCAATTTCAGGGTGTTGAATCATAGGAACTTCATCCACTAAAACGTCAGCATAAGCCTCATAAGCCGCCCTAGCCAATGGCTCTGTATCTGTGCCATGTTGCATCGCTGCATTAGAGAATGATTCAGCTACAACGCCTGTCATACGTTCACAAACTAACTGAGCCATGTAGTTTTCACGGCTTGTGCTGTAACCCGTCTTTGTCTTGGCAATAACGTCAGCAACACGGCTGGCAGTTACTTTACCAAGGCGCTGTGCAAACCATTCGGGTGAGCCTTGTTCAATCATTTAAGACTCGCTTTCTTTTTGTCTTTTTCTGCAATGATTGTCTTTTGCCAGTTTGCATCTGTGCCACATGCTTTGTAAGCGGCTTGGTAAGCGGATTTAAGCGTTGCTTCGTCAGTTGCGTCTTGAATGGCTGTGAGATGGTCAGCCATTAAGTTTGTATCAACAACGGTTTTTTCAGGTCGGCTGGCGCGGTTGCCATCATCATCTTCAGGTGCAATGCCGCAAGCAGCCATCAAGCTGTAACGGCGACCATAAGTGAGAGCAGAAGCATAACCTTGTGGGTCTTTCTTGATTGCTGGAAAATGAACGATGCCACATTCAAGCATCTCTCCAGATTCATGAACAAAAACAGTCTCAACCATGATGCCATCGGCGCAGTCATAGTTTTTCTGAAGCAAGAAAATGCCGTTGTTATTAAGAGCATCTATTACGGCTTCAACGCAAGCTGAAAGGTCAGCGTACTTTGAACGGAAATGCGGGTTTGTAGATGTTTTAAGCGCTGGACCGAACTCGCGCTGTGCTTTAACTAAAGCTGTTGCAATATTTTTCATAGTTTTCTCCTAAATTCAGTAAATAGAAACACAAAAACAAGACAGCAAAACCATCCAGTTGCAAAACCAATTACAAAATCCATGTTTAACCCCAGAGTGTGTGTGTAACGAATCCTGCGGCAAAGGCGCAAGCGATATAAACCCAGAACTCAGCTTGTGCGGCTGAGTCAGAGCGGTGACCTTCCATCCACTCCCATCGTTCACGGGCTTGAATAGCGTCATAAGTGTTTGGATAAGCCTCTTGCATCGTGCGTGGATAGATGCGGGTGGTGTCGTTGAGTTTCATATAGTTCCTTAAAGTACCGTTTGCGTTGCGCTGCGGGATGTATGTAATATAGCAAACTAGACAGCAAAAAACCAACAAATCAAAAAATATTTTTCTAAGTGTTGTATTTCTGTCAATTTATCTATACACTGCAATCATGGACATTCAAAACATTATCAACAAGGTAGGCTCACAGAGTGAGCTTGCAAGGCTTCTTGGCGTAAGTCGTGGGGCTGTGTGGCTATGGAAGCGTGATGGGATTCCACAGTCTCGCGTCTGGCAACTCCAGGCACTCCATCCAAAACTTTTTAAGGAACTGAAATGACTGAACAACGTGAAATGACATACGGCGAAAAGGCTTGTGGTGTTAGCTTTAATCCAGGTGGTCTTGAAAATGTAGCCTCAATAAAAGCAGATTTTGCGGCTATTGTTGATAAGCTGAACAATACACGAGATGCTTCTACAAACCCAGAGGTTAAACGTATGTTGTCAGTTGCAATCACAGAGGCGCAAACAGCACAAATGTGGGCTGTAAAAGCAGTTACATGGCAGTTTTAAAGGAGTAAACATGAAAAAAGCACTTGCAATCATCCTGGCAACATTGGCAATCAGCGCCAGCGCACAGATGTATACCCACACTTACAACCAAAATGGTCGCACAGTAACTTGCACAACAAGCTGCTACGGCAATGGTCAAAACTGCACTACGAGCTGTTTCTAATGAGTTACGCAGAACTTGAAATGAAAGTCGTGCAATGGTCGGAAGCACGAAAGATCATCCCAAACAGCACACCGTTTGCTCAGTCAATCAAAGCTGTTGAGGAAATCAACGAGCTGGTAGATGCCTTGCGTGACGATAACAAGGTTGATGCCATTGATGCCATTGGTGACACTGTTGTTTGCCTGATTAACGTCTGCGCTTTGCTTGATGTGAATTTGACAGACTGCCTTGCTGCTGCATATAACGAAATCAAAGACCGCAGAGGCTACATGAACGCTGAAGGCATCTTTGTGAAACAGGTATAATGTTTTGAAACACGGCTAGGAATGGCCTGATCTCCATTCCGAAAAGGGTACTCCCCCCCTGCCGCTTGTTTCTTTCAGGGAGTTTGCGGAGAAGCCTTATGGCAACTAAAACCTATGCTGAAAAGCTAAAAGACCCACGTTGGCAAAAAAAGCGCCTTGAAGTGCTTAGTGATGCTGAATTTCAATGTGAACTTTGTGGAGACACAGAATCAACATTGCACGTTCATCATAAGCAATACATAAAAGGGCATGATATTTGGGAATATGAACGTGAACAACTTGCTTGTTTGTGCGAAAGTTGCCATAAAAATCAACACGATGTAGAAGCACGTTTTCAAGATTTATTGTCAAGAATTCCTCTTGATGGGCCTGGCAACAAAGATGAAGTTTTTTATTTGATTGCAGGATTTCTTGGTCTTGATATTCCAATGAATTATCAATACGAACGAAATCTTTACGCTTATGGCGATGCCGCATCAAATCATTGGAGAACTTCAAAATGAAGCGCCCATCATTTCAGTTTTACCCAAGCGATTGGTTGCGTGATACAGCTTTGCGATCATGCTCAACAGGTGCGCGTGGTTTGTGGATGGACATGATTTGTTTCATGCACGAAGGTTCACCTTACGGGCACTTGAAGGTTGGAGACAAGGTTATCCTTTCATTTAACCTTTCACGCATGGTTGGCGAAACCTTAGATGTTGTTGAAGGTTGGCTTGAGGAGTTATCCACAGCAGGCGTTTATGAAACAACTGACGAAGGCGTGATTTATTCTAAGCGCATGATTCGTGATGAAAACCTACGCCAGATAAGGGCTGCTGGTGGTTCTAAGGGTGGAAATCCTGCTTTGATGGATAAGGGTAAGGTTAACCTTGAGGATAAGCAAAAACCAACCCCTTCATCTACATCTTCATCTGCATCTTCATCTACTAAAAAAGAGAAAGTCGCTAACGCTCTTGTTTTGCCAGATTGGATGCCATTGGAAACTTGGGAAGCGTTTTTGGCTATGCGTAAAAAAATCAAGAAGCCTGCAACTGACAAGGCAATTGAACTTCTTGTTTCCAAGCTGGAAAGATACAAAGCCAATGGTCAAGACATTCAGGCCGTTCTTGAGAAGTCAATCACAAGCAGTTGGCAAGATGTTTTTGAAATTAAAGAGCGCCAGCCATTTACTAACAAATATGATGTGGCTCACGTTACAACGCCGCCACCTCCAAACCAAGACGCTGCTTTGCGGAAGATTGAGCAAGATGCAAAGAAAGCAACTCCAGTTCCTGAGAGTGTTCGTATGTTGGCTAAACAATGGAAGGTTGGAGCATGACAAAAGAAGATTGGGATTTCATCAACGAGCTTTTGCAAGCTTTGATTTTTAGATTGAACGAGCAAGACACAAAGATTGAGCATCTTGAACACAAAATCGAAAAGTTGCTGCAAGGCGACAAAAAATGAATTTATTGCAAGCAAGACAAGTTCTTGATGAGGTCAAGGATAATCTGTCTTATAATCTAGACACAATCAACAAAGCACTTGAACTGACAGGCGACTTAGATGGATTTCAACCAAGTATTCGAGCAACAAGTGGAGCATCTGACAAAGATGGCTTTGCAGAAAGGCTGGATTGCTTACGCCAAGCAAAGGGCGCAAGAACTTGAGGAAGATCAATCTGGGATTTTCAAGGGGTTGGTTGAAGCGGTAAGAGAACGAGTAAATGAACGTAAATGAAAGGCTATGAAATGGAACTCGATACAAGAATTGAAACAACACGCAAGCGCCGACATATCAATGTTGACGCACATGGTGATGAAGTTTGGCTGTCTGTGGTGGTGGAAGCTGCTAGGTGTCACGTCACGATGACCAAAGACCAAGCCAAAGACATGATTGCAGCCCTGATTCGCATTGTTGACGCAGAGGTGACCAAATGAGCCAACAAGCCCTGATTGAACAGATTAGACAAGCCTTGCTACTTGCCCGTGAAGCGTTGGAAAACACAGACACCAACTTCTTGACTGACCAGTTTGAATGAGCCGCCTGGGTCTGTCCTTCGATGTAACAGTTTTGGCATGGCAATTCAGCCACGTTTTGCAAGTGCTTTTTGCTACGAAAGTAGTTGAATTTAGGAATCATCATAAAATTATCGAATACATACGAACTGGTTTTGTTTTGTCAATTCCACTCCAATTGTGAATTTGTCTTACCAATTCGTTTTTATCTGGATTTGTGCATCCATAAGGAAAATTGCTATTTTCATAAAAGAAAACGGCTACAAACAACATTTGACGTACAACTTCAAATGATTTGATCTCGCCAATGTCTTCAATTTTTAATGTTTGTTCTGTCATGCTGTCTCCAATGGTTCTATCTTCCGCATCTTGTTGCCTTTAAACTCTTTTTCTATGTCTTCAAGCGCAAGCTCAAGCGTTCTTACAGAACATTCGCGTAATTGTTCGTCATGCAATTCGATGATGGTTTGCACAGCCTGAATCTCCAAACCAGTAAAGAGAAACGGCTTACCGCTTATCCCACGCTGTGCCATCGCATAAATTGCGTCTTGTGCTTCGCCAATTTCCTCAAGCCAATCACGACCAAGTTGGCGCTTTGCCAAGGCTTCAGCCATGTTTACGCAACTGATTAAGTTATCCACATGGTCTTTGTTGCCTCTGCCTTCTCGGATTTCGTCAAAGGAAACGTGATTCTTGAGCATTAGCTTAGTCCCTGCGTCTGGGACTTCTGCTACTTTCTTGAATCCGCTGATAACCCAAGTCAGAGCATCCATGCGAACGCCTTTGGGCTTGTATTTCTTTCTAGGCTTTGTCATTTAATCACCTGTCTTACTTTTTGTTCCAAAACAAATAATTCGTATGTAAGATAAACAGCATAAACAATGCAAGCAATGAAAAATAAATAAAGCACAATTTTTGCAACTTCAACTTCTTTTTCTATTTTTTCTAGTTCTTGCTCATATATCTCAGCAAGTCCGTTTGAACCTTCAACAAGCAAAAGTTCACGAATTTCATCATTTAATTGTTTTTCTCTATATTTTTCAACAGCGCGTTTAAGAGCCAACATTTCAAAATTATCTTGTGTCATTATTTGTTTCCCGTGTTTTCCATAAGATCAAGCGTGATCTGATACAAAATTTTGAATGGTTCTGCTTCCATTTCCCATGCACCAAGTTCATCAAGCAATCTGTCTAGCTTTTTTTGATTTTCTGATCGTGTGTCAGAAACAATCAATTCGTCTGTTTCTGCTTCTGTTGCGTATTCGTTCATTTGATTTCAACTCCATTGTTTGCAGCCCACGCATAAAGCCATTCAATAAACTGACTGCCTTGCTCTTGCGTAAAGTTTCTAGTTTGAAAGCCAAGCTGGACAATCCCTGTGCCATCAAGGTTTGGAATCACTTTGCCGCCAGCCAAACCTATTTCACGCACAAACTGGTCAACCAGCAAACGCTTAAAGTCTTCAGCAGACCATTTAGCACCTAGATGCTGCGCTTGTTTAGCAATCTGACCAATCAATTCGTGATACAACTTTTCCGTGTCACGACTTTTGCTTTGCTGTTTGATCTCAAGCGTCAGCTTTTTGCCATAAACCAAAGTCTCACGGACTTTAGGCCAAAGATTGCTCATCAAGGCTTGCGCCTGTTCGTAGCTGTCTAGGTCGTATTTCATTTGTCTAATTCCTGCATGGCTCTGCGCAGATAAATCGCTTGGTCTAAGCACTCTTGGTAAGCGTGTTCAAGCCATTGGCGCAGCGTCAAAGGGTTGTCTTGTACGCTGATTCCGTATTTGTTCATGCCAAGTTGTTGACGCGCTTCAATGTCAGCACATACCTTTTGTTCAATTCCGTGTGTCATATCACCCCAATCATTCTTAAAGCGGCTTCAGGGCCATCTACAACAGCCAATGCGCCACCTTTCCAGTTGCCATGCCAC